CTCAAATGCAGACGAGCGAAGATGCTTAGATGCACCACTTTCTTCTAACGGCACGTGAATTTTCTTTTCCATCTTCTTAGCGGAAACAGGTGCAGGGTGGAACGTCACTGCTGTAGGCGTAGTGCCCGGACCTGCTACAAGACGGTCTTGCACAGGAGCAAGCTTTTCTTTTAGCGGGCCAATGTTAAAAGCTGTTGCACCGGGAGCTAGTGGGGGACCATCTCTCGTCCCAAAGGGAGACGACATTGGTGCAGGACCACCAGCTTGAGGAGACTGTGCTTCAGGGGTGAAGCTAACAGAGTCTACAACCCCTTCAGGGAGCTTAGTTTGATCCACAGAGATTGGAAAATCGCCATTACCAAACAGAACCTCTACAATCTGACCGTAAGCAGCAATAACCTTAGTCTTCGTAACTTTTACAAAGACCTTAGACTTCTCATTTTCAGAGAACTGAGTGTCGGGGCCATACAAACCACGAAAGTTACGATAAGCTTTTAGGAAGCGGTCTTCATCTGTAAGTTTTTTAGTCTTAGCACGTTCAAAACGTTCACGAACGAAAGCAACAGCCTCATCCATAGGCGTTGTAGAATCTTCAATTGCGTCTACTTCGTCATTTTCATAAGAAAGCTGATCGTCCATAAATTACCCTCAATACCCAAAGATTTCATCCACGGGTCTATAATGTTTTACTGTATTAGGATCAACGTCCCAGTTGGAAGAACGAGGACGAGACATGACACCATATCTTAGCGCGTCATATAGGTGGTCTTCACTCTTTGTATTAATATCTTCTGGATTATTGGTGTCCAAAGGAAGCACAGGGATTTGAGCAATAGTGTTTACACAGTTGGAAAAGAACACAATTCTTGGCTCTTCTGTATATTCGTCCACTTGAAGGCGTCTGTGCACTTCATTCTTACCTGCAATCCTCGCCCCCTTGCTTCTATCAGACGGTCTCCAACGACAACCACGAGCAATCATGGCTTCTGCAATAGAGGGACCAATCTGACCACGCTGGTGCCAGCAAGAACTATCCAAAACACCATAGGTAATGGGGCCGTCATCTACCTCTAGGTCCAAAATCATGTCTGCCAGATCATGTGCAAGCACTTTAGATACATAAAGCTCACGATAAACAACTAATTGTTCATCTGGCGTCACGGCAAACCACAAAACTGCTGAGTAAGAGCTGTAACCATAATCACAAGCTCTCTGCTGTAACAGGAAGATCGATCTCTCATATGGGATTGAAGAAGAGGATGGAAATTGAACTCTCTAGACGAAGAAAAGCTCAGACTATTAAACAGTGGTCCCGCAGGCTTGAAGAGGCCAAGGCCAAAGTCGAAGAGCTTGAAAAAGGACACCTCGGAGCAAAAGCCTGATCTTTCTCCTAAGATTGTAGAGGTGCCAAACTACCAGTTCTACGAGGAAGAAGAAGACCAAGAGGTTATCTTTAAACCGAACCCCGGACCTCAGACAAGCTTTCTAGCAGCCTCTGAGAGAGAGGTTTTATACGGGGGAAGCGCAGGTGGCGGGAAGAGTTATGCTATTCTAGCAGATGCTCTACGTGACCTGCCACATCCTCAGTTTCGTGGTCTTATCCTTCGTAGAACTACAGAAGAACTTAGAGAGCTTGTACAGAAAAGTCAAGAACTCTACCCAAAAGCCATCCCCGGAATTAAGTGGTCTGAACGAAAAATGGAGTGGAGAACCCCAGCTGGTGGTTCCCTCTGGATGTCGTTCCTTGAACGAGACCAAGACGTGACAAGATACCAAGGGCAAGCATTTAATTACATTGCTTTTGACGAATTGACCCAATGGCCTACACCGTTTGCGTGGAACTACATGCGTTCTCGTCTTCGTAGTACGGCCCCTGACCTTAAATTGTACATGCGGGCCACCACAAACCCCGGTGGACAAGGGCATGGTTGGGTTAAAAAGATGTTTATTGACCCTGCTATGTGGGGGAAAGCATTTGATGCTACAGATATTGAGACTGGTGAGACGCTAAGATGGCCTAAAGGACATAGTAGAGAGGGACAACCACTCTTCAAACGTCGTTTTATCCCATCAAAACTGTCTGATAACCCGTATCTTTACGATAGTGGTGACTACGAAGCTAACCTGTTGTCTCTGGGGTTGAAGTTTTTGTGGTCAATTTCTTTTCCATCCCCCTTACTCACCTTTCCTGCTTTAATGGCCTGACGACGAGCTTTGTTACGAGAAGCTCTATCTTTCTTGCCTTTTTCTGTAGCGTGTGTGGCTGCATATTCTTTTTTGTAATTACGTTCAGTCATCATCACCTCGTTTAGAGGGCAGGATAAAGATGCCATTTGAGGTGACATCCAATTTCTCTGTCTTGCTAATACCAGCTCGATCAAGAATGTCCTTAGCTGCTGCTAGGGCCTCTTTGACCCCAAGCTCTGTAGGATTATCGATAATACCAACAATCTTTACAGCAGCTTTGGGGCCAGAACGAGAGATGAAGTGTTTCGTAGCTTGGATGATTTCGTCTTCTAATGTCTTAACGACAGAAGAGGTAGGGTAGCTATCTGCATAGCCAGCAAGCTTCTTGGCTTTTACAAAATCACCATTAGCTTCGTCAAAAAGCACTTCTAGAAAAAGCTGCTGTTGTTCTGTAAGTTTCTTAGCCATATTACTTGCCCTTTTTAACCAAACCACCTTTAGCCATATTTTGTAGATCAAGGATATCTGGCATCTTTACAATACGAGCTCCTTTACCACGAAGACGGGGACCAATTTGGATACCACCCATTTTAGCTCCACCACCAGCACGAGCAACACCAGTTTCAAACTTACCACGAAAACCACTCGGAGATCCTGCCTTACCTGTGTAGGAGGGATTGACAGGCTTAGCTGTAGCGGGCTTAGGGGCAGCCTTGGCAGAAGCCTTACCTACTCCCTTGCCCACTGCCAAAGCCGTCTTAGAAGCCCCTACAGCTGCGCCAGCGATAGCTGCTGTTTTATTGTCAACTGTGGGCTTCTTAGCAGCAGGCATTCCAGCAGCGAAGCGATGGTCGACTTGCCGTTCGACGCTGTCTCGCCCAGCAGCACAAAAGCCTTGGGCTGCGGCAGGCGGGTCGCCATGCCGAATGCCGCGGCGCCCAGGATCTCCCCGATCAGGTCGATCTTCTGGCGCTCGTCAGGATCGCCCTTGAACGCACCATGCACCAGCGTATGCAGCAGCGATCCGGTCGGCGGCTCCATGCTCGCGTCCGCGTTGAACCTGGCGGGGATGGTGAACCGGAACCGATCGTCGGGATCATGGCCGCGCGTCGTGATGGCGCCATCGTGACCGATGCAAATCACACCAGTCATTGCGTTTAACCCAACAGTCGGATCAGCAAAAAAGGAAGGCTGAGACAGGACGGTGCCCGCCTCAGAGATAATTCCGTCGATCATGCGCTTGCCGATCTTGATCGGGCTCTTGCCTTGCACAGTGGCGCCGTCGAATTTGTGCACGCCCAGGCGCAGCTTTTGCTCCGGTATCTCTTTCCAAGCGGTCGGACCCCAGGCCCAGAACGCGCCGTCAGCCCGCACGACCTCGCCGCCGCAGACATGCTCCAGCGCGTGCGCGAACTTCTGGGCGATATAGACCTCGCTGCCATGCTCGACATCAATGACGCGCGGGATCAGCGCAACGCCATCCGCGCCCGCGACAGTTACCGCCTGCGGCTCGGGCTCAGGTTCGGGAAACCCGGCCGGGTCAATGCCTGCCACCTCCGCAGGCTGCGGCTCGACAGGGAACGCCGGCAGCTTTTCGCACACCGAGGCGCGCAGCATATTTTGCACGCCGTCCTTGCCCCAGCCCCATGCGATCGCGTCGGCCACGTCAAAGCCCTTGGGCGGGCGACTGCCAGATTGCCAGTCTTGGAATGCGTATGTCATGCGTTGGCTTTCGGCATGATCAGCGGCGCTGTAGTGTCGATCCAACCGTCAACGACAAGGGCGAACACACCGTTTTGCAGGCAATAGGGCTGCACGGCCGGGTCTTCATTGACAAACCAGACATGCCCGCCGCCTTCGCGCACATGCCAGCGACCGTTCGATTCCGGGAGCAATCCTACCGTCTTAAAAGTCGTCTCGCGCACTACTAAATCCCTTCCCCACATCAATAAAACGCACGCGCTTTGCGATAGCACTTAGAATTTCCCCGACACGTTCAGCGGTCGAGTATCCAGGCACATCGAAGTCAGGCCAGATCACCACGTCGCGGCCCTTCAACGGGGACCAGTCGGCGTGACCCACACCATGCGTCCCGCCAGCCCATGTCACAACCGGCAATTGCCTCAGGTTCCACAGAGCGTCGGCGCATTTTTCCCCCTCGACCACGAACACCTGGCCCGCTCCGATCCGCTCCAGCCCATACAGAAGCCGCGGCTTCTCGAACGGCAGGCGACACCAGCATTCGCGGCCATCGGGCAGGCGCGCCCAGCAGACCATCGGCGTTTCCTTGCCGCCATCGGGCAGATCGTGCCGCAGCACATAGCCGTAGATCGAGCCGTCGAGACGCCGATATGGGTAAACTGCCGATGGCGTGATGTTCCCTGTCTGTTCACGTTTCGGGTTATATAGGATCATTTTCCTATTTGGTGCAAGTTCCGCAACAGGATCAAGGCGAGCTATCCCCGCATAGATGTCGCGAGGCTCTATCCTGGCTGGCGCAATATTGACACCGCGTCGGGCATTGCCTGACAGAATGTTGATCGCCTCGGCCGTGGTAACGCCCTGAATTTTCTGCACGAAATCGATCACGTCACCGCCTTCACCGCATCCAAAGCAATGAAAGCGTTGAGCGCCATCCTTTCCGGTGAAAATAGTGAATGACGGAGTGCTTTCGGAATGCAGAGGGCAGCATGCCTCAAACTCATGCCCGTTGGCTTGGATCTGGACGCCAAACGCCTGTGCCGTTGCCGACAGAGAAACGTCGCGCCGGATGCGGTCGATGTCAGACACTGGCGCCGCCCCACTGCTCAGCCATCGCCGCGGCAATTCCCAGATAGGTGCGGCTGCGTTCTTTCCAGCGGTTCGGGCCGGGTGGCATGTGATGGACACGGTTCCGCTCGGCAACCGGCAGCGTCATCATGTGGTCATGGACATCATCGGTCGGCACGAGTTTCGGCAGGCCCTTGAGCCAGAGGCAGGTCGCCTTGGTTTCGGGATGCCCGAATTGCCACGGCTGGATGATCTGATCAGGCTTTCGCACCTTTGATGAAATCACACTGATCGGATTTTCCAGTGCGATTTTCTCAACAGGCGCAGCAAGCAAAGCACGCACGAAGTCCAGAGCGCGATCCTGCCGGCCGTCTGCTACCTTGGCGGGGAAATGTCGAGATCCGGAAACAGCCAGATCAGTGCAAGGAGGATGGCAGATGAGCAGATCATACTGACCATGAACAATCTCAAGCGCATCGCCAACCAGATGGTAAGGGCTCTCATCTTCACTCTCCAGCAGGTCGCACGACCATGCATCATGGCCCAGCGCGCGGAACGCAGAGCGGACACGGCCCGAATATTCGCAAGCCACTAATACGCGCATCACTATCCCCGGATCATTTAAATTAAACTGCTGTGATTATCACAACATGATTTGCATGAGAGCGCAATAAAAAACCGACCCCGAAGGGCCGGTCAAGTTGGTTATTCCGGGGAGGAACGTGCATCCAGGGAGGAAGCCTGATCACTGTTGCCGATCGCTGTGGTTTTGTCAACGCCTTGCGCAAAAAGATGCGGCGGGCACAAGATGGTGGTCAAGTCCTCATCGTTGCGCGCGATGCCTGCGAACCCGCCAAAGCGCTGGACCATGGCAATCCAGTCGGCTTGCTCGGTGGTGGCGCGCCCAGTCGGCGTCTTGATCTCGGGGCTGGCAAATACCGCGACCACGGTGCCGACCATGTCAGCAGTGATCTTGACAGGCATGAAGCCGATCAGATCCCCCGACCCCGGCGCCAAGCCCGCATGGAACCGCCGACCCTGGCGGATCACCACATCGCCTGCATAGACCAGAACCCGTTTTGTCTCGCGGATTTCCTCGTCCCTGCCGATCCAGGCTTTGCCGACGTTGTTCCTGAAAAGCCGACCGCCCAGAGTGGTGGCCAGTTTTTGCAGGCGCCGCATGATGTCAGCTTCGGTCATGCCACCAGCTCAGGGTTTGGCTTGGTCGCAGTGAACCCGCCATGCATCTCAACCTCATCCATCGATGGCCGCTGCCCCACGCACTTTTCAGTGCCTGTGTAGAGCATCCGTCCATACTGGTTGAATTCCTCAGCTCGGACATAACCGCCCGCGATAAGCTCATCCATCGCCACCGCAGCGCGATCGGATAGAACGCTTTGCGCGCCCTCACCGCCAATCTTAAGGCTGTGCTTTTCGCCGCCAGAGAAGAACGCGCCGATCAACATGCGGGCATCCATAGAGAGAGCGCCCATCACCGCCACTCCATCGCGAAGGGAATGTCGTCATCCAGCCCGCCCGGCGCCGCAGACCCGCCGCCCTTACTAGGCCGCGACCCGCTGCCCTCCGACGGCGCCCGATCGCCATTGGCGCCGTCGAGCATGACCAGCGCAGAATTGAAGCCCTGCAACACGACCTCGGTGGAATACTTGTCGGCGCCGGATTGGTCCTGCCACTTGCGCGTCTGCAACTGGCCTTCGATATAGACCTTGCTGCCCTTCTTGAGATACTGCTCGGCCACCCGCGTCAGGCCGTCACCGAAAATCACGACCCGATGCCACTCGGTCTTTTCCTTCTTCTCCCCGGTGTTCTTGTCCTTCCAGTTTTCGGACGTAGCGATCGACAGGTTCACCACCTTGCCGCCGCTGGGCAGGTTGCGCACCTCGGGATCGGCGCCCAGGTTGCCGACCAAAATGACCTTGTTGACTGAGCCGGCCATTATGCAACCTCATAGGTGGCTTCGAAAACATCAGGCTTGCAGGGGTAGAGTTCTCCCTTCACGCCGCGAATGATCCAGTCACCAGGATCGGCACGGTGAATGCCTTCGAGCGTACCGATAAACAGATAGTCGCCCCAGCGCTTGATGGCGCCAGGCTGAACGGATGGCGTAGCAGCGCCAGGATCGCCCTCGGAAAATACCTCGCAGGTAGGCATCCACTCCGGCAATTCCAGCCGCTCGCTTACCATTGGCACGCCACCATTGGTCAAGCCAATGTCAGCGCCGCACCACTTCACTGCTTCAATCTCGACTGGCAGTTTACGAAATTTTCCCATCTCAACTTTCCTTCCGGGCAAAGCCCATTGTCAGTCTGTAACCCAGGTTATACCCTGCGTTTTCCACGGCCACGCCAGAGCCTTCGAGGCATTCGCGCAGGTGATGCAGAGCCCACT